CTTTCTGAAGAGCTTGACGTTTGCAAGGAGCGTTTAGACGAGGTTCGCGCTGCTGCTCCTAAATCCTCTTTGCTTATTCATACGCTTGGCAATCACGACCTTCGTTTCGCTACCCGCCTTTCTAATGCTGTGCCTGAATACTCGTCTGTGCAAGGTACTCGCTTTGAAGACCATTTTCCCCACTGGGAAAGCGCGTGGTCAGTCTGGATAAACGACAGCATTGTTATCAAGCACCGTTTCAAAGGCGGCATTCACGCAACGCACAACAACGCTTTGTGGTCCGGCAAAACAATGGTGACAGGGCATCTTCATTCGCTGAAGGTTACGCCATTGTCGGACTATAATGGTGTACGATGGGGCGTAGATAGCGGTACACTAGCGGACCCCTATGGCCCACAGTTCTCATTTTACACGGAAGACGGTCCCGTGAACTGGAGGTCTGGCTTTGTTGTTCTGACCATTGTTGACGGACAACTGTTGTGGCCTGACATCTGCTCAGTCGTAGATGACGGGACCGTTTGTTTTCGTGGTGAACTAATTGATGTATCGGGATGAAGCGTTAGAGCGAGCACTTGCGCTAGTAACCAAAGAACGTGAGACACAACACGGGCCTGCAGACCGCAACGCAGAAGTTGTGGCTGCCCTATGGTCCGCTTACATTGGCAAAAAAATAAGCGAGCATGATGTGCCGGTCATGCTCGCTCTTATGAAAATAGGTAGGTTATCTGTTGGTGACCCTAAGGTTGAGGATCACTGGGTAGACGCCATAGGTTACTTGTCTATCGGCGTTGAAATTTGCACAGTCAATTCATCTGATCCGAAGTAGGCGTATACATAGCCTGCAGAGCAGTCATGACTGCAGAGTACTTGCTTGAAAAATCTTTGTCGCTAGACATTAACTGCTCTGCTCTCTCGCAAGCGTGAAGAATTGTTGTGTGGTCCCTATTTAGGAGACCGGCAACATAAGAAGAACTACGGCCAAGTCGCTTGTGAGCTATGTGGCAAAAAGCAAAGCGTGGGTACGTGGCACCGCGACCTCGAAGCTCGCTCATTACCAATTCAACAGGAATGTCCCATTGGTGGCAAACTGCTTCTAACACTTTAGCTATTTGTCCCTTTGGCACAGCAAATTCTAACGAAGGTTTTATCTCAGCAACAGGTTGAGGCGCGTTAAACGACTCAAACAATGCTTGGATTTGCTTGCGCTCTGACGCAATACGCTGGGCAACTTTCGCGCCCTCGGCAACGGCTTCTGAGAGAGCGTCAATTGCTTCCCTCAGAAGCCGTACCTCGAACGCAAGATCACGAGGATCATGCGGCATTCGCTAGCTCCGGTTCATAGCTGCGCCAGTTCTTGCCGCTTTCAAGAGCAGCAACAGCATGCTGACGCTCGATCTGGGTTTTGACATTGGGATTGTTGTAGTGGGTAGCCCACGTAGTCAAGCAATCATCAAGACCTGCCATGCTCCAAGACAAATCCTGGACAAACTCCTGATAGATATGATCGCGCGTAGATTTGGAGACTTTCATCGAAGCCAACAATTTGTATGCTTGGTCAGCTTCGAGTCGAATCTCATCCCAATGGGCGCGACGAGACTGAACTGTCTCAAAATCATGGATAGCGCCCAGCAGAGTATCAATGATTTCTGGTGTGCGCTCCATGATGTTTGTCGTGTGCCGCGCTTGAATGTGACCGTACTCGCCACCGGAGTAAGGAATCACAGCCTGATTGGCACAGACAAACTTGTAACGTCCAGCACGGATTGAAAACGCGCAACTGCCGTCGTAACTGTCGAACATAATAATGCGCAGGGCTTCTGCGCGTGTGCCTTCGAGGCTGGTGTACGCAGGAAGCAGTGCTTGCACAAACAGGCGGCCACCATTGCTTGTCATGTCAAACGACAAGTGCATGTCAGTGGTATCGATCTGATTGCTGTTGAGTGATTCGAGCAACGCTGCGGTTGACACGCGGTAGTCGGTAAGACCGTAACGAGACGAATGAATCTCAATCGTTTCGTTGTTGTCTTTGTTGTAGACGCGCTGCCAGTAACGCCCGTCATTGTCATTGGTAAAGACACGCTCGATGCCAACGTCAAAGAACTGAGGCTCTGCGTGGTTTGCTGGAACAAATCCGTGCTGAGCAATTTTTTCTGCGTAAGGAAGATTATCGAAAGGCATTGTTTGGACTCCTACCTTGTGTTGATTACCATTCAATCAGTTCGTCGGACGAACCGGATGAGTCGCTGTTGACTGGCGCTGAGCCTTGCTTGCCTGAAATGCGACCAATGGTGCCATCGAAGCCAACATCGACAGACACGCTGCGACGCTTAACACCATCGTTATCAGTATACTCACCGATAGATAGAGTACCTTCAACGTAGACAATATCGCCCTTGCTGAGTTTGCCATCCAGGATTTTGACCAAGCGCTCTTGAAAGGTAACGACGTTGTGCCAAGTAGTTTCTTCTTCATAGCTGTCTCCTACTTTGCGGCTCTTGTTGGTGGCAACGCTTAGCTTTGCGAAAAGCTTGCCGTTTTTGGTTGTTTTGATTTCGAGGTCACGGCCAAGGCGACCAACAATAATCATACGATTTACGTCCATAGGGTTTTCCTACTCTTCTGATTTGTAGAATGAAGGGGCAACAAACTGTGAGTTGTAGTACTCGATGATGCGTTTGACTGCTTCGCTCAAAGCCTGATTGGCTTTGCAAGCACCTTTGTAGTTCGTAACAAGGTCTCGGAAAGCATCGCTTCCCATTTCCTTGTCCATAACGAAAAAAGCTTGTCGGGCAAAATCGTCAAACACAGTACGATCTTTTTCTTCTAGGGCTTTAACACCCTCGAACACTTCACCGCCAATGTCTTCGATGCAGCGCTCGAGCGGGGTAGTTGTGTTTTGTGCTGGTTCCTCCGTATCCAGTTTGTTTAGCTCGTCAATCTTGCGAACCTTTTCCTGATGGTTAACAATTTCGTTGAGACTTGCGTACTCACCGCCATGCAGGCCAAAGCAGGCAAGTGCGCGGCCGATGGCAGATGTCTCGCAGTTCTCTAGCGCACTGCCTTTGTTGACAGGGCTAGTGCCACGCACCTCTTCTGCAAGGCCCGAGGCAACAATGTTGCCAAGCTTGTCGCGGATGACAGCTCGAACACGAACGTACTTGTCACCTGCGTCGATTACTTCTGTTTCGATGCCAAGGTTAGCACCATAGGCGCGACGGAATACCGTAACGCGATGCTTAACCTCCAGGTATTTTTTGCCGCCGCGCTGCTGAACACCGTGCTTTTCAAGCAGTATGTCAGCCTCTGTCATAACGTCAATGTGGTTTACTTCGGTCATGCGAACTCCTTAGATAAAAGATAGCTGTTGATTGCCAGTTACAAACACTCGATGCACGTGAACGATGGCGTTGCGACCAGAAGGCGTCTTGCGACGTTGGGTGGTAGGGACAATGAATCCTTCTGCTGACAGCTCTGAACGACGAGTGCGATAGCTACTGCCAAAGTCATTGAAATGCTGCTGCATCTCTACGTCTGTAAACCCTTCTGGCCCTGCCTCTGTTGCAAACTGCAGGACTTCATCGCGGATTCGGTTCTTGTAGTCAGATGTAAGCGACTCTGCTGCTTCCCAGCTTGTCTCTGGGTCGCTGTTTCTTGCGTAACTCATTCGTCTTCCTCCGTGTATTTGTTGTCCACGCGGACAGTTAGACTGTTGTTCTTTGCACGAGTAATGCGAACGCCATTGCCGTATGCTTCTCTAGCGTCCTGAGGGACAATAGCTTTGAGATGTCGCTGTGCTGTCTCAAAGCGTTTCTTGAACGGCTGCATCTCTATCCACTCCACAGCCTCGCTACCCCACTCGTTGTTGGCGCTCATATCCACAACACGCATATCGTCCAGCACAACGCTTGTGGGATCGACGGCTATGGGTCGCTCAGATGGTGGCCTGTCTTCCTGTATACAGCGCGCTACGTGGTGCATAGCGTCGATCAAGGGGTCTAGGAACGCCTCGTCACGTGCAACGCGCTGACGACGATATGTGTTGCCGTGAATGACAGACAGATGTGCCTCTTCTGCGTCTGCCATCCAGATGTAGAACTGAAGCTGACCGTAGTAGTAGTCAGCAACAGCGTAGTTATAGGACGAGGTGTGCTTGCACTCGAGCGGTGCGTTGCTTGACCCTTTAATCATGCCGTCAAGGTGGGCGACAAAGTAAGGAAACTGGTCGTGGTGAAGCTCGACCTCGGGGGTAACTGTTAAGCCAGACTGCTTCTCGAACCACTTGATATTGAAAGGCTCGGTGAAGATGCCGAGTTGCACTGCAATGCTGTCGGTAAGGTCTTCGTCTTCGAGGCGACCAGTTGCGCGCTGCCAAACATCATAGGCATTGCCCTGACTGATTTGATTGGCAGCACTGCCGCCAAGATGATACCGAGCCATTAGATACCTCTACCTGTTGATAATGCTTTTAGTGTTGCCATTGCGTCACCAATGAGATCGTCTGCCCCGTCAACATTTTCTTCTAAGTACTGAATAATATCTTTAAGAGCGTCTTTAATTTCGTCAGAAGCACGAACGTAATCTTCACGTTCAAACTCACGATTGATTACGACGACTTGTGCGGTTGTGTCGCCATTGTTAGCGGCTTCCATGTTGTTGTTTATGTCAACCGTTGCTTCTTCGATCTTGCGAGCAAGTTCGTTAAGGCGTTGTAATGATGTGTACATTGGACTCCCTTTCGTTGGGGATAACAGTATACATTGCATTAGTGCAATGATCTAGACAAAAAAAATCACCGAGTGTATCGGCGTATGGCATCGGTGATTTCCTTTGACTTTTTGTATTCTGCTCTACTGGGATGCCTCTTCTCCTTCACTAATCGGTACGTCGAATTTGTATGACTTGTCGCTTTTTTCGTCAAAGAAAAGAGAGCCGCTTTCATATACTCTTTTGTTGGCATGGTTGGCTTTCAAGATAAGTTTAGAGGTGAAATCTTCTAACTCCGTTACGAACGACTCGTTTGGAGTGAGTCGACCAAGTTCTTGCGCAGCGTCATCAAGGGCTTGCAAGTATTGGCGAACTTTGGCGAGGCTTTGCAAGTAAAGCTGCACAGTAGCGGTAGAAGTCATTTAACAATCTCCACTTCGATGTCGTAGGTTGCTTCAACAAGCTTTTTCTTGAGCTTGAACAATTCTGTAATAACTCCTTTCACATCTTGTATGCGGAAACGTCCTTGCTCTTCATCATAGAAGATGAAGTCAGGCTCATACCTGCATATGCGCTTGTTGTTGATAGTGATTTGAAAGTCTTTAGGGTGAACCCGAAGCTGCGAGATTTTTCCTGCAGCTTCTAGAACTTTCAGGTCCTGGTAGTGAGCGCACTCACGTTTGCTATCAAACTTGATGCCGTCATATTCAACTCGAACATTTCGGTATTTGCGTTTGCGTTTGCTGGGGATCGTCTTAGGTTCTGCTTGTTCAGTTGTCATTTAATTGTAAACTCCGCGTCTAGTGCATCAGCCCAGCAAGCTAGCAAGAATGCGCGAGGTTTGCGTTCACCCACTTCCCACTTGCCAACTTGGCCGCGAGTTACTCCGATGATTTCATCTAAATCATTTTGGCTAATACCAAGGTCTTTGCGCCGCTCACGCAGCGCATCTATAAGTGATTGGTATGCCTTAGACTCTTCGATCATCAAGGTAAGCCAAGATAGCTTCTACCGTTGACCAACGGGGGTTGTATTTGTTTTTCTGCCACCGCCAAATAGTTGTTGGAGATATGCCAACCTCTTTGGCAACGTCAGACAAAGACAGCCCCTGTTCTTCACAACGCTGTTGTAGAAATCCAAACATAAGACTTCATACAGCGTAACTGTGCAGTTCTGCAAGCGGTGGAAAGATGCTTACTGTTAAAATAATTTGCAGTGCGGATACACTAAACAAGTACGGCATATACGCTGGCGATACGCTAACAATAGATTACGATAAGTCTATTGCTTATCAGAGAGATGATATTGTTTTAGCTAGGCCAGACTATGAGTTGGCTCCTTATTTGTTTAGACCTCCTTTTATTGTTCCTGTCTCAACTGACAGAAGTTATGTGTCTCACGAGATCAAGGACATCCCCATCCTTGGCCGTGTAGTCGAGCTTAAAAGAGTCTTCAAGCCACGTTCTTAGAACCCTTACAAACTGTTGGTAAGTAAGTTCAGCGCAGTCTGGACAGACGGTGCACGCTGCATCGTATACAGCTTGGTATTTTCTTTTGATTAGTCTGTCTCCTCGTAGCGTTCTCTGGTTTCACGGACCAGTTGTCCGTATTGGTTAAGGCCGAGGCCGTGTCTGAAAGCCGCAAGATGTGCGGCCTCCTCTGGTGTGTAGTTCCTGCTGGAATCATCCATTAGCCACACGACGGTATGGGTTGCTCTTGCGTAGCGGCGCTCGTATGCGTCTTGTCGGTCCGTCAATTCAGCCCTCCATTTCTCGTAGCAACTCGTCTATTGTCATGCGGTTGTAGTGATTGGTCATATCATTGGCGATGTATTCCATCGCGTCCTCGACTGACAGATTGTCTATGAACCTGTTCACCAGTGCGTTAACGAGTTTGTTTCGATCTGGCTTGATGACTACAAACATACTATCCAACCCTTTTAGTCAGTTGGATTGTGATGAGAATCACGAGTATCCAATATGGAGCGGATACAATTGACAGGATCATGGTTGGATTGACACCTGCGAGCAGCGCGCCCCATAAAGATGCAATCATAAGAATCAAGTAGTACAGCACGAACGCACCAATGGTTCGTGCAATTCGGGTTTGGCCCATCATCGTTCTTTCCTTTCCAGCCATTGGTTGCCAGATATGCCAAGGCAGTACTGAAGCTCCGTCTTGCATTTGGGGCAGTAGTCTTTGTTGTCACGGACAGCGTTGATGTTGACCCAAGTTTTGCAAGACGGGCATGTAACCTCTACGTCTTGGTATGCTCGAACGTAGTAGCGTTGGCGTTCAGCATCGGACATCTTGTAGTGACAAGGACGATCTGGGTGACGTAATTCGTCACAGTCAGGACAGATCATAGGAAACTCCCTTGTTTAGAAACTTGCGGGTGACCTTGGCTAGCTGGAGGCGCGACGCTATGCGCCGCGACCCCGTTAGTTGAAGATGAATTTCAGAATAAGTGCAGCAGCAATGATGTATGCAATGGGCTTGAACCAGCCAAAAGTGGTAGTTGCGTAGTCGTCAATCTGGTCGATGATTGGTTCAGCTTTGTCTACGAGATTGTGCAGTTTGTCTTTGCGAGAGTCGGTCATTGTGAACTCCAGTAACCCATGCGGGTGAGCGGTAACGCGCGGGACCCCTGTGGCGAGCGAGAAAAAAGGGGGAGGGCACCCTGCCGAAGCAGAGCGCCCTCCGGTGATGCTAGGCAAATCGCTTAGCGAGTTGCTGTGCAATGTCAGCAGACACCCTAGCCGGTGATCCAGACTGGGAGTTGGTGGGGACGTAAGGAGTCCAACGTTCGCCGGTACCATGCTCGATGGCGTCCACAAGCATATCGCGGAAGGTACACAGATCGCTGATCTGGTTGTCGATGTTAGCCTTGCGAAGAATGATGTCAGTAAGGCGTCCAGCGTCGATTTCCGTGCCAGTGGTGGAGGCAGCAGCGCTATTGATGTCGTTGCTGTATTTGTCGGCTTGGGCCTGCAGCCGCTTGGCCTTGTTGTCCAGGCCGGAGCAGAGAGGGTAGAGGTTGTACGCAGTGCCTTTGAGATTGTAGTCGTCGTGGTCGCCGTATGAAGAGAAGGCATCCACGATGAGACGGGCAGCGCGCTCGAGCATTTCGTAGTCAGCACGAGGCAGATTGTCGACGGTTTCAGCAACAGTGTCGAGGAATGTAGCGGTCTGGGTCATGTCTAGAGTCCTTCACGTTCGTTAAGGTAGATGGCAATGAACAAAGCGCCCAAGAGAGCGCCAAAAGGTGTTGCAACAGCAAGCATGGGATAGATCCAGTCAGGCATCAGATGCGTTCCTTTCCAGAAGTAACGGTAAGATGTGTCTGAAGTTCAGCGAGCGAGTCGTCATCGAAGCTGTCCCAGAATTTGTGTGATTCAGTCCTGAAGCCGAGAAGAATGTGATCGATGAGAACGTCGTCATCGAAGTCTTCGTCCAGAATTTCGATCAGGTCAAAGTAGTTAGTCATGTCTTGAACTCCTTGTTGCCAACCTTGTTGTTGGTTTGCCCACTAGATCGTGCAAAATAGCGCAGCGGTGCTGTGTCAGGACCGAAGCCGCTGAAAGCGGGCCATTTTTTTACAGCTAAGATGTCGCAAGAAGCAGACTGACAATAAGCTGGGGCAGGAGTAGCAACAGGATAAACGGTTGGGAAAAAATGGAGTCTTGACACAGCAATTTTGTATGATACGCGCCCGGAGTGCTTGCACGTAGGGCGTGTGTGGGCGCAAACCAGCAACGAGGGGAGTAGGAAAGCTCGGTGGGAGCCAAGCAGCGAGTGCGAGAGGGACCGGAACGGGCCCGGCCCCGAAGGGGACGAAGCAACGAGTCGCTTGTGGCTCTAGTTGTTGGTGCATATTGCGCGAGCATTGCAGCGAGAAAACGCAGCGAAGCGAGGCTCGAGCGGGAAGAGTCAGCAAGGATGCAGACTAATCCGACAAATAGCGCATCGACCCCGCAGGGGGCGGTGTGCGTGAAACAAGAAGAATTCCACTAGCCTAATCAAAGGCATAGGCTGTGCGTTGACAAGCAAATGAGTCTGTGTCTCTCTTTGTTCCAAGAGGTATCCGATATGAATAACGTTGTCGCAAAAGCGGTATCGCAAGCGTCTCCAGATCGTGTCCTAACGGATAAGCAGATGGCTCTAGTTGATACGCTAGTAAGTACCGGATGTACTGTGAAACAGGCCTCCGTACAGGCAGGGTATAAGGACAGTGAAGGAGGGAGGGTAGCGGCACAGAAAACCCTGAAGCTTCCGCATGTTCAGGCGTATCTTCTTAAGGCTGTGTCAGAGCATCTCGGTACCAATGCAGCAAGGGCAGCCGCGAGGATGGTAACGCTGGCTACGGAAGCCCGCTCAGAGTACGTTCAACTCGAAGCGTCGAAGGACATCTTGGACCGGACTGGTTTTAAGCCACCGGATAGGACGAAGGCCGAAGTGCTAGGAGATATCTCGGTCAAGATTGACCTCGGCTAGCTTAGGCCATTCGTAGTGAAGAGGGGCCCCCAAAAAGTCGAAGACTTTTAGAACGATGTGGTGTTGCTCCGGCATTATTTGCTCTCAGGGTTCAATGTGCGTTTCCCCTTTGTTGGCAAACCTAAATAAATTTTTTTAGTCAAAAAGGTACGAGTTAGGAAACTGATATGCCGTATAGCCCCGGATCATATAATCGCCCTGCGCCTAAGGGTTCTGCTCCGCACAACAATCCTGCTCCTGACATGCGTAAGGGTATGGTTATGTCTGGTGACAAGACCAAAGACCTGTTTCGCATGGATGGCGACATGGTTAAGAATGCGCCTTGGTACAAGGATTCGCAGAAGGCTCCAAGTGGCGGTTACTGATGGCTAAGACGCCACGTAAGCCTATGGGTTTGTCGTCGCCTAAGAAGGCGGGGTACGGCCCGAAAAAGGGTAAGCTTGCCCGTGGAAAGGGCAAGAAAAGGGGCTAGGATGGACGCTGAAGACGCCCCGAAGCCTCAGACGTGGAACTTTGTGAGTGAGCTGTCTGTTGCTGATTTGCGCCGCTTGCGGACAATAGTTCGGAAGGTTCATATGCGCTATCACCCCACCGAGCTGGTCACTGACTATGAGGCTGACCGCATCATTGAAAGCTTTGGGCCGGAGACTGCCGCGCAGCTAGTGCGCACTGGTGTTGACGGGGGTTATGTCAACTAATGGCTACCAAGAAAGACCCTCGTTTGGCTCGAGCTGGCGTAAGCGGCTACAACAAGCCCAAGCGCACCCCCAACCACCCAACAAAGTCTCATGTTGTGGTGGCAAGGTCATCATCCGGCGAGGTTAAACTGATTCGCTTTGGCGAGCAGGGCGCTAAGACTGCTGGCAAGCCTAAAGCCGGGGAGTCCGAGAAGATGAAGAAGAAGCGTGCCAGCTTTAAGGCTAGGCACCGCAAGAACATTGCCCGGGGCAAGATGTCTGCGGCGTACTGGGCCGATAAGGTCAAGTGGTGATGGAAGAAGAATTTGCCAAAATGCTTCCTTCTGAGCTGCCAGCATGGCTAAAACGAGCCTGGAATCCGAAGACTCCAATGACAAGTCAAAATGAGACGATGCGGACAGCAACTCATTATGACCCATCTCTGGACGGCATGATGGTGTATCCCACCATTCGGATGGTTAATGGCAAACTAACAAAAATGAATGATGAAGAGGCGCGTGAGCGCGCAATGAAAGCAAAGGATTACATCCTTTTGCCCGGAGTGAAGGACTATAAGCAAGGCGCTCGTTTCTCGCAGTCTCTCAGCCGCGAAGCCGCGCGTCGGCGTAGTTTGTTTAATAACCGATAATGGCTACCCTTGAGTACAAGCCTGACGGCGAAACTCTAAAAACATTTATGAAGTCGGATACCTTCTTTCGGGGTATCCGTGGCCCTGTAGGCTCTGGAAAGTCTGTATCCTGCTGCATCGAAGTCATGCGACGAGCCATGATGCAGGAAAAGAACAAAGACGGCATGCGCCGTACGCGCTGGGCTGTTATTCGCAACACCAACCCGCAGTTGCGAACCACGACAATCAAAACATGGCTAGACTGGTTTCCCGAAAGCGTCTGGGGAAAGTTTAACTGGTCTGTGCCTTACACGCACTTTCTCAAACGTGGCGAGATTGAGGCAGAAGTTATATTCCTGGCTCTTGATCGCCCTGAAGACGTGCGTAAGCTTCTGTCGCTCGAACTGACCGGCGTGTTTATTAACGAGGCACGTGAGGTGCCTAAGTCCATTGTGGACGCCTGTACGATGCGTGTAGGACGCTTCCCGTCTATGCGTGACGGCGGTCCTACGTGGTACGGCGTTATTGCAGACACAAACGCCCCGGAAGAAGACCACTGGTGGCCCATCATGGCAGGTGATGCGCCTATTCCTGATTACATCTCTCAGGAAGAAGCCTTGATGATGGTCAAGCCTGACAACTGGGAGTTCTACACACAGCCGTCTGGCATGGATGAAATCCGTGACAAAGAAGGCAATGTCACCGGTTACAACAAGAATCTAGATGCAGAGAATGTAAACAACCTGCAGCCGGATTATTATTCCAACATTATCCGCGGCAAAACGCGCTCATGGATTGATGTCTACGTTATGAACCGGCTGGGCATGGTGGAAGAAGGCAAGCCCGTCTACAGTCAGTTCAACGATAAGGTTCATATAGCCAAAGAGGCTATAGAAATTCCTGAAAACGCTGAGATACACGTTGGGCTGGACTTTGGCCTTACTCCGGCTGCTGCTTTTTGCTTGCAGTTGCCGCGTGGGCGCTGGGCCATTGTAAGGGAGCTAGTGGCTGTAGACATGGGAACAGTTCGCTTTGCCGAGCTGCTTCGCCACGAAATTGCCACAACTTTCCCAACCTGTAACGTATACGTACACGGCGACCCTGCTGGCGATATGCGCGCGCAAACAGATGAAACAACGCCCTTTCAAATCCTGCGCGCTGTCGGTCTGCAGGCTCGCCCTGCCCCATCGAATGATGTTGCCTTGCGTCTTGATAGCGTTAATCAGTGCCTAATGCGTATGGTTGATGGCTCTCCGGGGCTGGTTATTGACCCGACATGCGTAAGCATCATTAAAGGATTTCAGGGTGGGTATCATTACCGCCGACTGTCTGTATCTGGAGACAGATATGAAGACCGGCCCTTCAAAAATAAATTTTCGCATATCCATGACGCATTGCAGTACGCTTTGTTGGGCGCAGGTGAAGGGCGACAACTTCTTGGTGGGATGAAGAAAACTCAGCCTTTTCAGGCTAAACGGGACTACGATGTGTTTAATCGTAAGCCCAAGAAACAAAAGGCACGAACGTGGGCTAGCTTCCTTGCCCGCTAATGTGCGTTGCGGACACTATCCTTAACAGCATTTCTGGCACACATGGATGAATTCAGGCGCACGACAAAGGCTGACATCAAGGCTATTGCAAGCAATGCTCGGCCAGTCGATGTCTTTGAGTGCTACTATTGTAACGGCAAACCTTTTGCTGAAACGCTAGACGACGCAGTGCGTTGTTCACGTGATGCGTTTACTTGGCTTCACGATGGGCAGCCAACCGCCATATGGGGCGTTTCCTCGTTGGGCCAGAAACGAGGTGTGCCCTGGCTCCTTGGTTCTAAGACAATGGACTCCTTCTTGGAGCCAAGGAGCCTACGAAATAAAACGCGGTTTATGAAGCATTCCCGTCATGTCTTGCTCGAGTGGCAAGATATGTACGATCAGCTCGAAAACTGGGTTTGGAAAGAAAACAAAAAATCAATTGCGTGGCTTGAAAAACTAGGCTTTGACATACTGCCAGCAACGCCTTTTGGAAAGTTTAGAGAGCCATTTCATAAATTTACATGGAGCAGCAGTTAATGTGTATGCCGTCGAAGCCAAAAGCGCCCAGCGGTCCAAGCCAAGAAGAGTTGGACCGTCAAAAACAAATTCAGGAGCAACAGCTTGCTGAACTAAAGCGCAAGGAAGACGACCTCGCTGCCGCAGAGCAGCGTCGTGAGGATCGCTTGAGGAACAGTCGTTTGGGATATGCTTCTCTGTTTACGGGCGGCGCTGGCGGTGCTGGCTTTGAAGAAAATAGTCAAACTAAACGCGCAACGCTAGGATAGCTTGGTGGTTGTTGAGTCTCCCCCATACCCGACTGCGCCGGATGATCCAGTAGAATTGTATATGCGCCGCTTTGAGCGCGCTCGTGCAATTCGTGAAAACTGGGTTCCTCTGTTCGAGGACTGTTACACCTACACCCTTCCTGCCCGAGAAAGTTTCTATATGGAAACGGGCGGAAGCGACCGCACAGATCGCATCTTTGATGAGACTGCTGTTGTCGGTGTGCAGGAGTTTTCATCTCGTTTGCAGTCAGGTCTTGTGCCAACTTTTGCTCGTTGGGCAGACCTAAAGGCAGGACAGGAGATTCCCGAAAAGCAGCGTGAAGCAGTGGACCGGCAACTGTCGTCCGTAACTGAGTATATTTTCGAGGTTTTGCAGAACAGCAACTTTAACCAAGAAGTCCATGAGAGCTTCATGGACCTTGCTGTTGGCACGGGTTGCCTTTTGGTGGAAGAAGGTGACGTAAACCATCCAATTCGATTTAATGCGGTACCATTGCCTCACGTATACTTGGAGGCTGGTCCAAATGATGAGGTAGAAGGGGTCTACCGGACGCGGCGCATGCGTCACGAAGACATTCCTCGTATGTGGCCGGGAGCAGAAATGCCTGCGTCTATGCAGGCCCGTATGCTGACCAACCAAACGCAGTATTGCGACTTGATTGAATGCACTCTGCGAAACACAGAGCGCCCAAATGAGGTTGCATACGATTACATTGTCATCTCCAAAAATGACAAAGCGGTGGTTTACAAAGACCAGTTCAAAGGAACGGGGTCTTCACCTTGGGTGGTTTTCCGTTGGTCTAAGGCCAGTGGGGAAATTTACGGGCGCGGTCCCGTGCTTAATGCACTGCCCGCAATCCGAACGACCAATCTAACGGTTGAGTTGATTCTGGAAAACGCACAGCTTGCCATCTCTGGTATCTGGCAAGTAGATGATGACGGAACAGTTAATCCAGATACAATTAACCTTGTTCCTGGGACCGTTGTGCCGCGCGCTCCGGGGTCTACTGGCCTAAGCCCTATTACCCCGCCGGGGCGGTTTGATGTTGCGCAGCTTATCTTGAACGATATGCGGCTAAACATTCGACGCGCGCTTTACAACGAGATGCTCGGTGATCCTAACAAGACACCGATGAGCGCAACTGAAGTTGCGGAACGCATGGCCGACCTGTCTAGGCAAATTGGCAGTGCGTTTGGACGGCTGCAGGCAGAGTTGATTCAGCCTCTTTTGCAGCGCGTTATTTACATCCTCAAAAAACGCGGCCTGATCGAAGTCCCGCAAATCAATGGACGGGACATTAGGATTGCTGCTACATCACCTCTTGCGCGTTCGCAAAAGCTGCAAGACGTGACAACAGTTGATCGTTTTATTGAGTTGATTGGTGCGCGATTTGGGCCGCAAGCTCTGTCCCTAACGGTTAAACCAGAGCAAGCAGCGGCCTTTATGGCAGAACGTTTGGGCGTTCCCCCAGAAATCTTGCGCACAGAGGTAGAGCGTCAGCAGTTGCTCAAGTATTTGCAGCAAGCGGCAAGCAGTATGCAGCAACAGCAAATGCAGGCACCAGATGCAGCACCGGGACAATAACAGCACGTTATCCGTTGACGGCGTACTCCGAAGTGGTCAAAAAGAAAAAGATTTAAACTCTTTGTTTGCTGCAGTATTTGCTGGAGATAACGGAGAAAAGGCTCTAGCGTATATTCGTAGCGTTTCAATCGACCAAGTGTCTGGGCCTGAAATTAGTCCAGATAAGCTAATGCACTTGGAAGGTATGCGGTATCTGGCCGCAATTATCCAAAACCGCGTCAAGAAAGGCCGTGAGCATGAGTGATGAAACAGCAAACACCGGAAGTGAGGGGGCAAACTTTTCTGCTGAGCCCTCTGGAGCAGAGCGACCGGAAAACGTACCAGAAAAATTTTGGGACTCAGAAAATGCTCAAGTTGATACAGAACGGCTTTTGCAATCTTACAAAGAGCTTGAAAGCTATAACGGTAAACGCATGGAAGAGCTTCGTGCCTCTGTGGCTGAAGAATACGTGCAAACGCGGATGGCGGATCGTCCGGCCAGCAAGGATGATTACGCTCTGCCTAGTGATGGTCCCGTTGGAGATGCTGTGGCAAATGTTGACAGCGATGACCCGCTTCTTGGTTGGTGGCGCGAAACGGCTTTTGAAGC